CGTAGCTGGAATAGTTGACAATGATAAGCTTATGGTCGATCAGCGATGCGGTGAAGTACTATCTTGTCTTGATCAATACCAATGGGACCCAAACCCTAATTTAGCAAAAGAAAAACCAAAACATAATCGAGCATCGCACATGGCTGATGCTCTTCGATATGCACTATATTCATTTGAGACAAGTCAGAGCGGGTTCTAAAGAGACCTACAAAAAATAGTGTTTGACAATTTATCTGACAAGGGCTATAATTCAAAATGAAAAAGCTGAAAAGAGATCCGGTAAAATACATAAGAGATCGAGCTAAATCAAAGTATGAAAAAGGTTCAGAATGTCACATTTGTGGCGCTGACACAGAACTCGACTTTCACCACTTTTACACTCTAGCGCCTCTACTAAGAGAATGGCTGAAAGAAAAGCAGAAAGAGAGACCCGCGCACTATACGGATGAGTATATTGTAATTTGGCGAGACGAGTTTATAGAAGATAAATGGGCGGAGCTGTACGAGCACACAGTGACACTTTGCCATAAACATCATTTGGAACTGCATAGATTATATGGCAGAAATCCAGCCCTAGTGACTGCAAAGAAACAAATGCGCTGGGTAGAGATTCAAAGAGACAAACATGGCATGGTATGACAGAATAATAGGACGAAAGCCAGAGGTAGAAGAGAAATTAAATCCTGCGCAGCCGTACTATGACCATAAAGTTCAGCCTACTCGTGAGTTTACTACAAGCTATGAAAGAGCTTACGAGCAGTTAGAAATTGTAAACCGAGGTGTCAACATGATTGTTGATGACACTTCTGAAATACCAATTACGGTAAGTGGTCCGGTACAAGGCGTACAAAGTGTAATAAAAGGAATTAAGCGTTCGCGAGTAGATTTACTTCTCAATAAAGAGCCTAATCCTTTTCAAGATATTAGCACTTTTCGCCGTAACTTAATTACAGACTTTTTACTAGATGGCAATATTTTTATTTATTTTGATGGAGTACATTTATACCACTTACCCGCTAATAAAGTAATTATTCATTCAAGCGACAGTACTTACATTGAAAAGTTTACGTTTAATGAAATCATTACATACAGCCCAAGTGAAATTATACACATCAAAGATAACTCTTTCTACTCTATTTATAGAGGAGTATCAAGATTAAAGCCTGCTCTTCGTACAATGAACTTAATGAAGAGCATGAGAGATTTCCAAGATAATTTCTTTCGAAATGGGGCGGTTCCCGGTTTAGTTCTTAAATCACCAAACACCCTTTCAGAGAAAATTAAAGAAAGAATGATTCAGTCTTGGACTGCTCGGTACAGACCTGATGCAGGAGGCCGAAGACCTCTTATTCTTGACGGCGGTATCGAGATTGATAAAGTTTCAAACATTAACTTCAAAGAGCTAGACTTTCAAGCGGCAATTGAAGATAATGAGAAAATTATATTAAAAGCTTTAGGTATTCCACCTATTATGTTAGACTCAGGTAATAATGCAAATCTGCGTCCAAATATGAGAATGTATTACCTGGAAACTATTTTACCCATCGTAAGAAAAATGAATTTTGCGTTGGAACGATATTTCGGATTTCAGTTAGCAGAAGATATTACTGATATTCCGGCCTTACAACCAGAGCTGCGAGACCAAGCACAGTATTACTCAGCTCTTGTAAATACTGGAATTATCTCTCCGAACGAAGCGAGAGATGCTTTGGGATTTGATGGTATGGAAGGATATGATGAGCTTAGAGTACCAGCAAATATCGCTGGAAGTGCGGCAAACCCTGATGAAGGTGGAAGACCTGTCGAAACGGAGGAAAATTAATGGGATTACGAGTAAAGCGAACAGTACTGGAGATTGCGGCTCAACATTTCAAAGAATTCAATCTTCCTTTAACTATTGAGCATAAAGACTATGTAGCTGCCGTAGGCACTAAAATGGCTGTTAATGCAATTTCGGTTAAAAGAAGTTTTAAGAAGTGGAGCGTTCTTTTACACGCACTGCGTAAGCATTACCCAGAGCTTGCAGAAGCACCAAAGCCTGCTCCAGCACCTAAGCCAGCGGCGGCTCCTAAAGCTGCTCCTGCAAAGCCTGCTCCGGCTCCTAAGCCTGCAGCAGCGCCCGTTAAGAAGGAGTCGTAATGGAAAAGATTTTTAACTTAACGTCTACTTTTAAAGCACTCGACGAAGATGATGGCGGTGTACACATCTGTGGAATGGCAAGTACTGCAGACTTTGATCGTGCAGGCGATACAATTGATGCAAATGCTTGGACAAAAGGTGGATTAAACAATTTTGAGAAGAATCCTATTATTCTTTTTAATCATAACTATGACAAGCCAATCGGACGTGCGACAGGACTTAAAGTCACTGACAATGGTCTCGAATTAAAGGCTAAAATTTCTAAATCTGCGCCCGATCATGTGGCTCAGCTTGTTAAAGAAGGCATTCTTGGAGCTTTTTCTGTTGGTTTCCGAGTCAAGGATGCTGATTACCTAGAGGAAACCGACGGATTAAAGATTAAGGACGCTGAATTGTTTGAAGTATCAGTTGTATCGGTACCATGTAATCAAGCAGCCACTTTCTCTCTGGCGAAATCTTTTGACTCAATGGATGAGTACGAAGAATTCAAGAAAACTTTCAAAAATAGTGTAGATCTAGCCGGTCAGTCTCTGGCTAAGGATGAAGATTCATTTGAAGCTAGTGATGCACCGGATGGAACTGAAAAGTCAGTTCAAAAGGAGATGACAATGTCGGAAGTAAAAACTCCCGAAATCGACCTTGAGGCTTTTGCTAAGAAGGTAGCGGATGAGACTGCTGCTAAGATTGCAATTCGTCAAGCCGAAGAAAAAGCAGCCGCTGAAGCAGAAGCTAAAGCAGCACAAGAAGCAGCCGAAGCTGAAGCCGCAAAGCAAGCTGAAGTTGAATCTGTAATTAAGACAGGTATTGAGTCAGGCGCTGAGCGTCTTATGTCCGATATCCAAGCGAAGCTTTCTGAGAAAGACGCAAAGATTGACGAAGTAATCGCTCAACACCAGAAGGACCTCGAAGAGAAGAACGCTGAGCTTACTGCTATGCGTGAGTCAAAGCGTGTATTCGCTGACCGTAGTGACGGTGACGCTATCTCTAAGTGGGGCAAAGAGTTTATGTTCGCACACATGGCAGGTGTAATGTCAGGCAACAAGAGCCTCGACCAAACTGACTATGGTAAGAGCATTCTTGAGAAAGCTGGCGTTAGCTATGCTACTGCAGCACCTAACATTGCTACAGAAGTATCAAGCCAGATTGAGAAGGAAATTCAACGTGAGCTTCGTCTTGCACGCGCTTTCCGTGAAATCACTATCAACTCTCAAGCTCAAGTACTGCCAATCCAAACAGACACCAACTTGGCGTCTTGGCAGTCAGGTGCAGCAACTACTCCAAACTTGGAGAACAAGACTCAGGTTGCAGGCAATACTTACCAGCCTAGCCAGGTAGTATTGAAGGCGTACCGTTTGATCTCAAGCACACTCATGGATAACCACATTGATGAGGAAGTATTGATCAACCTTATGCCTATGCTCGTAGAGTCAGTTGCACGTGCACACGCTCGCGCTGTTGATGATGCACTTCTTAACCACGTAGCTACTGGTGGCTCTGATGCGTTTGACGGTCTCGTTAAGCTTGCAGGCAGCAACTCAGTTAGCGTACTTGACGCAGCAGGCGGCAACTCAGTAGATACAGCAGTAACTGCATCTGAGTTCCTCGACGCTCGTAAGTTGATGGGTAAGTATGGCATGATGCCTGAAGAGATGGTATACGTCGTATCTCAGGCTCGCTACTACGATCTGATTGCTGATGCTGGCTTCGCTGACATCACAGACGTAGGTTCAGATGTTGCGACCAAGATCACTGGTCAAGTTGGTGCGATCTTCGGTACTCCCGTAATCGTATCTGACAACTTCCCTGCAGAAGCTAACGGCGCAGCAGTAGGTCTCGCGGTCAACGTTCGTAACTTTGCTATTCCACGCCTCCGCGGTGTGAATGTAGAGCAAGATTACGAGGTAATGAACCAGCGTAATGTTGTAGTCGCTACTCAGTCACTCGGCTTTAATCAGCTCGTGGCCGACTCAACCGCAGACAAGTCAGTTATCAAGCTCGTACGTACAGACGCTTAATAACTAA